ACCAAATAGCTGAAGATATAGGCGAATTTATACAAGATCGCTCATTGATCGTTGCAGATAGCGCAGAACCGCGGTTGATTGATGAACTTTATTACAAGAATTTCAACATTTTGGCGGCTAAAAAAGGCCCAGATTCGGTAAGATTGGGTATTAGCAAGATAACAAACGTTAAGATCGTGGTAACCGAAAGGAGCTACAACCTTCAAAAAGAGCTAAAGAACTACGTATGGAACGAGAAAAAGTCAAATACACCCATTGACGAACACAATCATTTGATTGACGCGATACGCTACGCAATGGAGGAAATAGAACATACAACAGATTTTTACATTGGATAACATGCAAATATCAAACGTTTTAATGTTTGATTTTATTTGGTGTTGTCGCTATATTGAACAACTGGTTCAACAACCCGAAAGGGTTCAAGGGGCGCTTTGAAGAGTTAGCCCCTTTTTTTATTCGGTAATACTTCTTATCTTTGGCATAAGCAAAAACTTTTTAGCCTTTGGTTGATGTAGGAATCACCAGAGGCTTTTTTTATACCCAACACATAACTAAACCAAATAATATTTCGTTATTATACCCGAATGGAAAATTTTATTTTGCTAAATTTGATTTTTTCCTTTTATTTTGTAGCGAATGAGTTGGTTTTCAAACCTTTTTTCTGGAAAAGTACCGTTAACAACAACGGACAGACAAACTATCTTCAAGCTATTCGGTAGCTTTAGAGCTAACCAGTTAGGCACAAACCCGTCTAAATTACTCACTGAAGGTTACGAATCAAACGTTGATGTTTACAGTGTAATCACCAAGACGTACGAGGTATTCAATTCAATACCGCAAATCGTTGAGCGTAAAACGCCAGACGGTTGGGAGCTAGATGAAGACACGACAATCCATGAGCTTTGGGCAAATCCAAACATGGAAAAGGGGTACACCTGGAACGACATCAACACCCAAAGGATTATTTATTTACTGGCTAACGGTAATAGTTACATGATCGGACAGGATGGGATTAGTTCACGTTTTGACGAAGTAGATGTCTTACCAAGTCCATCTATTACAATAAACACAGGCCAAAACTTTTTCATGCCTAATGTGAGTTATGAGTTTAACCTAGGGCCACAGAAAAGAACATACACGAAGGAAGAATTGCAGCAAATTAAATTGTTCAATCCTTCCTTTTCTTCTGTCAACGAGGCTCAATACGGGCTGTCAATTATTCAAGTAGCTTCGAGAGTTGTAAAGACTGGAAACGACCGATGGGATGCAAGCGCCAGCCTATTCCAGAATAGGGGCGCAATTGGGTTTGTTACAGATCAATCTGATAGACCAATGGATGGCACCCAGGCGCAACAAGTACAAGAGTCTTTTGATAGAAGATCGGCAGGCGCGGACAAGTACGGCAGAACCATTGTTACAAACAAGGATTTGAAGTTTCAACAGATGGCTATGAGTTCAACTGATTTACAATTAGTGGAACAGGGTGTTGTAGGACTTAGACCTATTTGCAACGTGCTTGGGTATGATTCCAGCCTATTTAATGATCCAGCTAACAAGACATTCAACAACCGTAAAGAAGCAGAGAAGTCCATGTATACAAACGTAATGCAGCCACTTGCTGATTTGTTTGATTCACAAGACACTAACTTCATTGCAAAAAACCACTATACAGACGGATCCAGAAGGATTCGCCATGATTTTAGTTCAATCGAAGCGCTACAAGTAGATAAGAAAGTAGAAGCGGAAAAGGATAAAATAAGAATGGAGGGTATTAATACAGTTTTAAATATGCCTATTTCATCTGAGGGTAAACGCTCCCTTCTTATGTCAGATTACGACATGACAGAAGATCAGGCAAAAATGATTATTCCAGATGAACAAGGAATTTAAAAAATATCAAAGCAAAGCCTCGTTCGAGGTAAAGGATGTGGATTCCAAAACCAGAAGGGTTACTATTATGGCCTCAAAGTTTGACAACGTTGACAGTGATGGTGACGTTATCCGCAAAGGGGCGTTTGCTAAATCAATTCAGGAAAGAGGACCAGAAAGCCAAAGCAATAGAAAGATAGCTTTTTTAAGGTATCACGACTGGGAACAACAAATAGGAAAGTTCGTTTCATTGGAGGAAACCCATGACGGGCTAGTAGCAGTTGGGGAACTTGGCCGATCTTCAAAAGGAAATGACGCTTTGCTTGATTACCAGGACGGGATAATTAAAGAGCATTCAATTGGGTTTAACTATATCCAAGATAAAATGGACCTTATCGAAAGAGATGGTTCTCAATTCTGGGACATTAAAGGGGTTGCGTTGTGGGAGATTAGCGCGGTTACGTTTGGATCCAACGAAATGACTCCTACACTTGACGTTTCCAAAGGCAACAAAAGCGAGTTGATTGAAACAGTATTAAAAAGAATGTCCGATCTAACCAGCGCGATTAAAAGCGGGGGTACAGACGAAAGACTATATGAAATTGAAATGGCTTTAAAAGTCTGCCATTCTCAAATTACTGACCTATTGAAACCTACTGAGCCGGCCGCGTCCACTCAGCCAGACAAAACAAAAGGATCTAATTCTAAAGACTTTTACTTGAATTTATTTAAAGATGAAATTTGAAGATTTCCTGAAAAAAAAGGGTATCGAACAAGCTGACTTGGCCTCTAAGACTGCCGAAGAGCTTGCAGGTATCTACAACGAGTACAACGCGGTCAAGGCTACCGAGTTGGAAAATGCAATTGAAGCTAAGGCATCAAAAGAAGATATTGAGGCTTTAAAATCTGAATTGAAAGCAAACCAAGTTGAGCAAATCAAAGCGCTTAACGATACTCTAAAAGAGTACGGGGTTGCTATCAAAAAACTTTCTGCTAAAGAGAAGGAAGAAGCTCTAAGTAACTCTAATAGCGTATTTGAGGGCTTAAAGTCAGGCGTTGAAACTCTTAAATCTATTAAAGAAGGAAGCAACGAAAGGCTTAATTTTAAGGCTGCGGATACTATGTTGATTAGTACTAACGTTTCAGGCGGGAACGTACCAGTCGAACAAAGATTACCTGGATTAGACGATATTCCATCAAGAGAGGTTCGACTTCTTAATATTGTTTCAAGAGGGACGGCCAACTCTAATGTCATTTCATGGGTTTCTAAGCAAAATCGAGACGGTGCAGCAGGTGGAACAGCCGAGGGTACATTGAAAAACCAAATCGACTTCGATATTGTAGTAAATAGCGAAACTCGTAAGAAGTTTACCGCTTGGATTAAAGTATCTGAGGAAATGGTGGACGACATCGGGTTTATGTCTACAGAAATCAACAACGAGCTTGTAGGCGAATTGTTAAGAGAAGTTGAGGAGCAAGTGTATGAAGGTGACGGTACAGGGTTAAACCTTAACGGTATTTTCACACAAGCGAGCGCTTTTATTCCAAGTACTGCGCCTGTTGCGGTTGATAACGCTAATTTGGTTGATGTTTTGAGAACTGCAATTACTCAAATCAAGGTAGCTCTTCAAAGCTCCCCTAATTACATTATGTTGCACCCTACAGACGTTTTAGGGTTGTTGCAAATTAAACGATCGACAACAGATAAGGCATATATTGATGCGCTTCAAATGGTTGCAGGTCAACTTATGCTAGACGGTGTACCGATTATTGAGACAACTTTGGTAACTGTTGATACTTACTTAGTAGGTGACTTTACTAAAGCAACTGTATACGATAATGGCTCAATTTCTGTAGAAGTTGGAAGAGATTCTGACGACTTTACGAAAAACCTTATCACCGTTCTCGCTGAATGGAGAGGTTTGAACGTTATTAAAACAAATCAAACAACTGCCTTCGTTAAGGGTACAATCTCTACTGATGCGGCAGCTCTTGAAGCTTTATAATAAATAACCAGGAGGGGGTGAAATTCCCCCTTCTTTTAAAAAATATGGCAGAAAAGAAGAAAATATCTAATAAGTCCGAAAAGGAGACAACTGAAAAGAAAGCCTCTGCAAAGAGAAAAGTAATTGATTGGGATTCAATACCAGAAAAAGGCGTTGTAATTATCCTAAACGGTAAAGAAATAAAATGCGGCAAGCCTTCAGCCAAAATTCTTGTTGAAGCTGGCAAAGCCAAACTAAAATAAGATGTCCGACATTATCCAAATATCAGACTTTAAAGACAACGAGTATAGTTTACCGACTAAGAAGTACGGGGATTATCAATCGTATTTAGATAAGTACGAAAAGAAATTTCTTGTTGACCTCTTGGGCGCTGAATTATACGGGTTGTTTATTGCTGATTTGGTAAGTGGCGTTCCTCAAACTCAAAGATTCATTGATATTTACGACCCGTTTGATATAGACGATGATAGTTGTGTAAGACGCTCTGAAGGAATGAAACTTGCGACTATGCAATACGTCTATTTCTACGCTGTACGTGATTCGCCAGTAAAAAAGACTAATACGGGGGTTGTATTCAATGATAATGAAAACAGCACTGGACCTAGTTATTCAGGGTTTAATATTGTTGAGGCTTATAACGAGTCAGTAAAGAACGCGAAAGAAATACAGTGGTATATCTGTGATAATGATGAGGATTACCCAGAAGAAAACGTTCAATTGTTTGAATATATTTCAGGTATTTAATGAGGTCATACGTCATCTTCGAAAACTTAGACGCAACAGTGGAACAAGTCTCCGCAGAATTTAATATTGATTGCGGACAGGATATGCGATGGCTGGCTCAATTTGAATTAACCGGAGGGAATGGCGAGCCGAGCATTTGTGTAGAAGAAAGTATTAACCATTTAGGAGTTAAAATATGGACAACAATACCAAATTACGGAGATGATGATGGATTATTCCCAATGGATAAAGCAGTTATAGGAATAAGAGACAGTTATTTCATGGGTAGGCTAATAAGATTTACATACCTACCCGGAAACAACACGAACGGCACAATTTACGCTCAACTTGGAGAAAAAACTAAGTCGGTATAATGTCAACAGATAGCAGCACATACGACATAAGGCGAATAGTAAGCGGAACGGGTGGAAGCGGTCCAGGTGGTGACATTACGGTAATAATTAACACCTCGACATTCATATTTACTCAAGCCGTAGCCGCTACAGTTTGGAATATAAACCACTCGCTTTGTAAGTTTCCAAGTGTTACAGTAGTAGACACAGGGGATACAGTTGTAGTGGGTCAAGTTGAATATATCGACAACGAAAATGTAAGAGTTACATTCAATAGTGCTTTCAGTGGTAAAGCATATTTAAACTAAAAGAAATGGCAAAGCAAGACTTTATAGTTCACATAGACGGGAATCAGAACGAGTTACAAAACTGGTCTCTTGAGAAATTGGCAACCGATCCGGCAACCTTATACGATGGTCGTATTTGGCAAAACACTACCGAAGACCGCGTTAAGTATTATGATGGTACAGACGTTAGAGTTGTTGCCACTCTATCAGATGTTGAGGGGCTATTAAACTTCAAAGGCGGGTATAATGCAACAACCAATACACCAGACTTAGAAGCACCGGCAGCGGGGGCGGTCAGTACGGGTGATGCTTATATTGTTACTGTTGGTGGTGATTTCTTCACGGAAGAAGTTGAACCAGGTGATTTATTGATTTCACAGGTTGACGATCCAGCCGCGTTAAGTGATTGGGTAAGGGTTCAGGCTAACATTCCGAGTGGTGTCGCGGTTAAATTCGCTTCGGACTTGGATAGTTCAGATCCAAACGTCACAAGAACTTTTGCAGGAGGGCAAACAACATTTGAAGTAACGCACAGCCTTAACACTTTGGACACTATTGTCCAAATAAAAAGAATTTCAGACGGCAAACAGTTTCAAGCAGAAATTGTGAATAATACAGTTAATACAGTTGAAGCCGTTGGAAACGGTAACATTGCAGACGGAGTATATCGAATTACTGTTATTGGTTAATGGAGTTTCTTAGGTTCATACCGCCAAGATTAACTGAATTAGCCCGTGATTCAATTGCATCTCCAGAAGATGGGGAGGTAGTCTATAATTTAGACACAAACCAGTTAAATGTTTACAATGGAACATTAACAAGCTGGGAGCCGGTTGGTAGTGGTGGGAATACCGTTGTTGGTGCATTTGCAAGAATTATAAACAGTTCTCAGCAACAGTTAAATACCACGGGACAGACTACGCTAAACTTTGACACTTTAGACGAAAAAGACGCTTTAAGTGGTCTTAGTTTGTCAGGCAATAGAATAGTTGTAGATAAAGACGGGGTTTATACACTAGCGCCTTTTTTGGGTATTGATTCAAACAGTACACAGAGGGCTGATCCCTTTTTAAAGCTTACTTTAAATGGTTCTGTTATTCAGGATAGTTTAGGGCGTGATATTCGTTTTACTGGTATGTATGCCCGTAATTCTGGAGCTATTGAGTTCGGAGGTGGTAGTTTATCTATCACAAAGACA